TATTCTCACAAGGAATATATTTTTCTTCGTTATTTTCCTCAACAATAAGTCCACACATTTCACGAGGTGCCTCGGCAGCTGCCTGAGCAAATATTTCATCGAGAAATTTCACTTAAAGTTCTTTGAGCCTGGAAAAGCTCCAAATGGTAATGTTACTGTAGTATTGATTCCTGCTGTTGCTCTTGATGTTGCCGCTGTTGCATCTGCAGGTGAAAAGCCAAAGCGTTTTCCGCAAGATTTTAGTGTTTTTCCACATTCATCTGCTCTTTTCCAAAAATCACTAAAGCCAGGAGTATTTCCTGCATGAGTGCCTTTTGTTTTCCAAGTATGTGTTAACCCGCTACTTGCAAAAGTAACAATATCATTTAATTTATCATCTGTAAAAGCATTATAAGTTGTGCTTGCTGAGTACGCTCCTTGGTGTACTCTTACTCTGTCAAAGTTTGCATTTGTATCCGCAGGTGTTCCTAGTGCTGTTTTTGTTCCTGCAGTATTTACTATCCAATATTCTAATATAGAGGTTCCTGCTGTTAGAGAACCATTTGGGTTTACTTTGACAGCTGTTCCTGTTGTTTTGATATAAGCTCCTAATGCAAAGCTAGCGGACCCAGCTGCAGCTGTATAATTTGTAAAACTTCCGCTTGCTGGTACAATATATTCATTGTCTACGGTGACATATACTGTATGCTCTACTCCGTTTGCTGCTGTTCCTGTATTAGTATAATTTTGACGAGTAAATTTACCTTGTCGATCCCAAGTACACCCACCACACTTTGTATGTTCAGCTAAGTCTGGGCTTGCTCCTGTATATTCCCAAGGACATGCATTTGATACAATTTCTCTGGCAGGTATATTTACTCCTTGTAAGTCAAAGGGAGCGGTTAGCTCATAGGAAAGGGTTACTGCATCTCTCGATAATATTTTTGATATTGTCCAAACTTGTCTTGTAAATTCGACTGGAGTATTTCCTGATCCTGCATCAGAGGCTTCTCCTTGTAAGTACCTTTTTAATGTTAATCTTCTTATTACTTTTTTGCCTAGTAAAATGTCGTAATCTGTTGTTCCTACTGCTGTAGAAAATGTGTTATCTATAATTGCAACATTAAAAACAGGTCTTGCCATGGCCCCTGTTACTTTTATATCAAAGCCATCCATTGTAATTGGGCAAGGAGCATATGTTCTTAAAGTACTATTTGCGCTATAGTCATATAGTTGCAAAGATGAACCATCAGAATCTTCTCCTTTTGTAAAGTATGCAAAAGTTCCATCTGCTTTTTGTACTTCAAAAAGTTCAACAAGTTCGGAACCTGGTGACTGTTTCTGAAAATCACTTGTTAATGTCATGACTCGTAAACTCTCCTAAGTGTTGCTGTTAAAGTATAAAAATTGTCAAAAGCCCAGCTTTGGCTCCAAGAAGGACAAACACATAAAATTGTTTCGGTGTTAGACCCTTCGTTGCTATCTTCTAAGTTAAATTTAAATGTGCTTACTCCTTTCAAACTTTCAAAAAATGCTACAAGATCATCTATTTCTGCTTTTGGTCTTGTCGAGAAAGATAGGCTCATATTTTGGTCTAGTATATTAATTCCATCTGCAAGTCGTTGTTCATACCCATCTCCAAAGTTTGCTAATAGTACTCTTGGAGTATTAGATCTACTAAGTCCTTTATCGGGTTGTACAGGTGCAGAGAATCCTGTTATATTTCCATTGTCTGCTTTATATATTCCAAATGCCATAATCTATTAATAAGGGCTTAGTGCGCCGCCTGGTCGTTGTTGTTTTTCAAGTTCTGTTTGTACTGCTGTTGATATCGCTCTTCCTAGTGCGTATGCTTGTTCTCCATCTCCTGTACTCGAAGATTGTCCTGTTGTCATATTTACATTTACACTAACATTGTTTGCCCCTGCTCCGCCAGACATTTCTACTGGTATACTTCTTCCATTTGGAAGTGGTACAACTGCTTCTGTTCCATGAAGTGTTGCTGCATACCCAGAGTCTGGTCCATCTGCTACTCCGCCGCCTCCAAATGAACGATACCCAGGAGATTTAAGTATACCTCCTTCTCTACTTCCTAACCCTCCACCTGGAAAGAAAGGAATTGATCCCATAATTGCTATTGCTGCTTGCTGTGCAAGTATTTGAGCCATTGATGTTAGTATTGATTTTGTCATATTTAAAAATGCATCTTTTAAGTTTGTTGTACCTTCTATTAGTCCTTGTATTGCTGTTGCCATTCCGGCCTCAAAGGAGTCTCTAAACTGCATCTCAACCTGTGCTAAAAGATTTGCTTCTTTTTCTGCGATTGCTAACTTTGAGTCAAGAAGGTCTAGATCTGCTTGAAGCTTTACGGCCTCTGCATCCCCTACTTGCATTCCTAAAAGTTTCTTTTCTGCTATAAGAGTTTCTATGTTAAACTGAGTAACTTTTAACGCCTTAATTTTTTCTTCTTTTTTGATTTGTCCTGCTACTAATTTTGATTGCCCTAGAAGACGTTCATTCATTGCTGTCTGTTGATTTGTTTTATTTGCAATCATTTTCATTTCAACGTCGTGAAGTTCGTTTGCTCTATCAAGAGCTGCTTGGCCTAATAGACCCATGACTTTTTGGTCCATTTCTGGATCGAAAGTTTCCACACCACCTACGTGCCCAAATACAGGATCAGGAGTGCCTCCTGCTATGCCTGTGCTCTTCCTTTTGGACATGATTGACGCATACTTATCTTTTCCAATAAATTGTGCTAAATTTTGTCCCGTGGCTTCATCAACAACTAAGTCGAAAGATTTATCCATGTCTTTAAATGCTTGTAAATCTAGTTTTGATAAGCCAGTTAAACTCTCCCCATAGTCCTTTATAGATCTTGTTATTGTGCTTAGTCCTGTAGTGGGTGCTTTCATTTTTGCAAGGGCTTTTCCGAATTCTTGAGTAGCATTTGTTAGTATTTGTGTTGTGGTTGTATAGTCCCCTAATTCTTGAGTTGCTATAGTTCCATTTATACCTAAATCTTTCAAAGCTTCGCCGACGTCCATAATTGTTCTTCCACTAATTCCTAAAACACTATTACTTTCTCTTTGGGCATCTGAAAATATTTTAATTCTTGCAGTAACATCATCATAAAACCTGGAGCCTTCTTTTAGTCGACTTAGTTGTAATTCTAATGCTAGTATTGTTTCCTTTAAAACGTCGTATTGCCCGTCTCCTAATACTCTTTTAGTCAAGTCCTTGCTGCTTCTGAGTGTTGTTTGTTCCATTCCACCAAAAGCGTCTGCTCCTCCTGCAAAACTAAAATTTGCATAAAAATTTGCAAGTTGATTTACTTTTGCCAATAATGTTTCTGTGTGTTTAAGATTCTTGTTTAGTGCTTTAAGTTCTTTGTTTTGTTCTTGAAGACTTTCTACAGTTTTTCGTGTGTTCTTTTCAAATTCAACAACTGCAGGGTCTTTCAGTTTGTCCATGTATTGCGCTAGTACTCCTCCTATAGAAATAACTAATCCTGCGTACCCAATAAAAGATACGAGCCTAGAGAGTTGGAGACCCGCGAACTGCATAAAGCCAAAAAACTTACCTGCATCTGCTTGCATCATTTGAAATTCTGCTTTAACTTTGAGTCCAATTGAAGAAATCACTCCTGCAGATTGCATTTGTAGCTGTGTATTATAAGCTTTCATTATATTTAGAGATTTCAAAGCTTCTAGTCTCATATTTTTATGAACATTTGAAAATTTGGTTTCATTTGCACTCATTGATCTAATAAATTGATTTTGTTGCGATTTATTAGTTCCTAAGTTATCAAATCTCTTCTGCCCTTCTTCGTTAAGGATACCTGATATTCTGCCCTGTGCCGCACCTGCAGCTTTTTGTAAATTGGGATTACCAGTAGCAGGCATAACGGCTCTTAAAATACCTGTTCCAAGTAGTGCAAATGCTCCTGTTAGAGCATAAATATTTTTTGAAAGTCCACCAGCAATAAATTCTGCGACTCCAGTAAGTCCTCCCTTAATCTTATTGATTAAATCATCAAAGGTTTTTGCAAGTATTGAGAATTGATTCAATCCGGTATTAAATTCTCCAAATTTGCTTTCCCCTTGTTCTAATACTTCATTTACAACTGCTTGTGATTTTTCAAATATATTTAATTGTTTTGCTGTTTTTCCTATTTTTGCTCCATATTTTTCTGCTGCGATCTCTAATCGTAGTATAATACCTAATTCATCCAATAATTCTGGTTCAGCTTTTGTGACACCTCGTACTAAACGATTAAGGGAATCTGTCAAATCTCTACCAAGTGCTATAGAAGCATTTTTTGCTACTACACCAATTCTTGATAGCTGATCTGAAGTAACTCCTGCAGCTTTTGCTATAGCAACAGATTGTGCTGCTTCTGCAAATGCTAGCTGTCCTCCGGTGGCGTCTTGTAGTCTGCTTGTTAATAGTTTGAGAGAGCTTCCGGTAACTGTTGCATATTCTCTTTGTCCTTCAATAAGTATTCTGTAATTAGCAGCATCTGATAAAAATCTAAAAGCTGCTCCAATGGCAAATATATTAGCGGCTAAGGTAGCATATGCAGGCACAAGTCCACCTGAGATGCCTTGAGCCATCTTTGAAAAGTTTTTAGTTGTGTTTGAAGATGCCTGAGCAGCACCTTTTAATCGTCTATCTGCAGAATGCGCAGAAGTACCTGTTTTATCTAGGTCTTTACCTAGTTGTTTTGCCTGTTTTTTTGTAAGTTCAATGTCCTTGCCGTCGACATTAATCTTTATCTTTATTTCGTCTTTTTTTGCCATTAGCCTTGTACGTTAATTCCTGATTTTCCACCAGCTTTAGCTTTACTTTCGGAAGCTTTTCGTTTTCGTTCTTGAGATTTATTTATTTTATTTGTATTTCTTGCTTCAATATGCTTTATAAAATACAAGCAACTTTTTTTATCTTCTACTTCCCATATATCAAATAGACTTCCCATACAGGAAAAATCTTTTCCCATATAAGAACCACTCATACCTTCCCAGCGATCTGGTAAAAGGTCGTGCAATAAAAAAGCCACCTGAACTTCCATAGGATAATCCTCGGTAGTCGGTGGCATTTCATTAAAGTCGGGGTCCTCTCCTCGTTGCTCACATAAATCTATGTAAGTGTCAAAAGCTAGTTGTCCGTCTTTATATTGTTTGTCTAAAAGACCAAGTATTTGTATTACTTGGCTTTGGTAAAATTTTCTAGATCACCTGTTACTTCTGTAACCCAAGTGTCAAAATCAGCTGCATTTTTCATCAGCGTTTCAGCATTTTCTTGAGTATGAGAAAGTTCATCGTCGGGATCAAGACCACTAATGTCCACCAATAGAAGCTCTTCGAGGTAAGAATATTTTAAGCCTTTCCATCCTTTGATTACAGCTTTTACGTACTCTACTAAAAACTTATCTTCGTCAAGTTGTTCATCAAAAGCTCGTGTTTTACGATTAAACTTTTGTGAAAGACAACGACTTCGTAGTTTTAGTAATTCTTCCCTTGCTAGATAGCAAAGGTCAACAGAGAATCCAGCCATGCTAGGATAATCTACTGATACTGTTTTGCTTGGAGTTAATAAACTCGCTAGTGATACTGATTTGTTTTCTTGTTCTGTCATTCTGTTTCCTGGTTAAATGAGGGGAGGGTTGCCCCTCCCATCTAAATTAATTATTATGTTACGGCTGGTCCTACAAACTCCATTGTTATTTCGTCTGTTCCATCAACTGAAGTTGGTAAAGCATGGAAAGTTGTTTCCAAACTTATAATATCATCAATTGAATGCGTAGGTACTTCCAAGTGACATGTTGGTAATGTCATTGTAACTCTTGGAGTATTACCTGTTCCACCTACTATAAATACTAGGTTAAAATCATTTGTTATTACACTGGTAGACTCTATAATATCTTCAAATAAGTCTGCGCTCGAAGCTCCAGAAGCTGGAGTATTTAAGTAACAAGTAAAATTACCTGTTACAGAACGAGTTCCTGTAACATGCCCTAAAGGCTGATTTACAATTCCTAGTGTTTCAGGTGTTAAAAAGGATATATTGTTTCCAATAGTAATATTTCCACCTGTTAATGTTAAACTATAAGCAGTTGTAATCTCGCCAGCTGCTGTTGCTGTTACGGTTAAGTCAGTTAATCGATTTCTAATAAAATTATTAGTATCAGTTGCTGCTGTTCCTTCATAGATAGTTGCTGTTGGCATTGTTCCTGACTCTACGTCAGTTATGATTTTACCCATTCCTGACCAACTTGCTGTTGCAATACCATCAATATCAAAATCAATTGAAACTTCGTTTACAACACATCCTTCTATTTTATAGATTGTTGGATTACTTTTACCACTACCCATTTCAAAATGTAGATCAAAAGTGTCTAACTCAACATTATTAGATTTTGCGAAAGTTAAATCCGCTCCATTTGCATCTGGGGATGTAAAGCCTGGTCCATCGATGCCGCTTGGCGAAACGCCAACAGCTTTGTTACCGGCTAAAGCATTCCATAGTGCTTCTTCTACTACGTGACTGAAAGCACTAGAGTGTTCTCCCGAGGATCCGCCACCACCAGACGTAAAAGGTCTGATGTAGGTTTGAAATGACCATTCGGCTGGAGCGTAAGAATCAGTAAACATTTGTCTAGATCTTCTACTCGCACCTGCTGTTGTTGCCATCTCGTTTAATGTAACTTCCGTTGCATTGGTTGCTTGAGAAAAACTGAATCCATCTAAAACTGGTATCTTATAGATTGCTCCTGCGCTATCAGTAAGATGTAATTTAGTATCTCTCGAGTAATAAAATGTATCTGCCATTTTACATTCTCCTATTTTTGCTTTGAAAAGGGGTCAGCTAGAATTTTATCTGCTTATCCGTTTTCATTAATATTGGATTTCAGTGATAATTTCACCAATACCCAAAGGTTCTAAAACCCCTTCATCGGTATCTATGCTAACTATAGT